ATCGACAGCCTGGGTTTGATTACCCACGCTCATAAAATTTTTAACAGTTAATTCTTTTAAACGAATCATAAGTTGTTATATATTTCCAGTAATCTTTTTTTATCAATGTTATTACTTTCGATTCCAAGTAATTGATTGATTACAATTTCATCTACACTTTCAAAAGCCTTAATGTCGATGTTAGTTTCTATTTCTAGTTCTTTCTTTTCCGGTATCAAAGTTAATTCTCTAATTTCATAGTTGGCATAAAAGTTTTCTTTGATAAAGTTTGCTTCTTCATAGCTGATATCAATGTCGATAGCCACACGCAGATGCATCTTAGGTTTGATAATTTTGTCAGCTTCATCGATTAATTGGCTTAGTTTTATAGTTCTAAATGTAGGTTGATCAGGCCAACCAATGTGCCAAGGGTCCTCTCCCCAAGACATAATAGTCATTCCACGCTCATCATCCCAGCTGTCTGAGTAGTTGTGAGGGAAAGCATTGCCAATATACATCATATTTTGTTTATTTTGACGTTTATGGAAGTGTCCGCTAAAGCCACGTTCATATTGTTTGAAGTGTTCTAGTTGTATTTCGCCGTGATCCGGCATCTGAACCATGGCATTCATATAGAACAAAGGTAGCTCGAAGTGCCCAAAAATGTATTGTGCTTCAGTTTTCTGAATTTTCTTCCATTCGTCTCCAACTAACCAAGGACACATAGTTACATTATCTATGGTCATAGGTTTGTCTACGATGGTGATTCCAGGAACATACTTACCAAACTCTACACTATGAATATCTCGTTTGTCTTTGTAATATAAATCGTGGTTACCAGGAAAGAAGAAAAACTGATCAAATGCTTGTCCAAGTTTTTCTAACGCTCTAAGACTGTAATCCATAGTAGTAATATTAAGACTATTACGATTATGATGCCAATCACCAAGAAACATTCCAGTATCACATCCATGAAATTTTGCCTGTTCAATATACCAATCTACAAAATCTAAGCAATCTTGATTATGTGTATGACTGTTTGATTTTAGTCCAAAGTGTATGTCTGTGAATAGTGCTACTTTATCGAATAGATTACTCATCTAGCCTCCGTTGACCTATTATAACTGATATAATTTTTAAGGTCAATCTTCATTATACTCATATCGTTTCAATGCTGCTGCGTGTTCTCCTTCGCTTGTTCTACTATAACTTGGATTCATGCCATTCATTTCTAGTAGGTCATCACGTATAACCTGGTTACGTTTTTCTATATTAATAATTCGTACAAAACTATTAGTCACTGCCGCTGTAAAGTAAGCGAACGGATTATTTGATTTGCTTTCATCAAATTGTAAACCAATTTGTGTAAGTTGCAGTATAGCCTGGCCTTTCATTTCATCGTTATAAGTATATCCTCTGACATTACCACGAGTAGCATACCTTTCACACAATTTAATGTACATTCGAGCTAGGTTATTAGTAATTTGCCCGTGTTCTTTATTAAACTTACCTTTTTCGATACTACCTTTCCAATGACTTTTACCTACACAGGTTAGGATATCTTCTTCGTTAAATTTCCAATGTTGAAAAGGAGGAAAATTTACACGATCACGACCATCGGCTTCACTTTTAGGATTTTTCTTTCGTGTAGCATTTAACGGAATGTGTTCATAAGTCATTATTCTAAATACCAAGTCTACTTTTGGAATTTTTCTATAATCAATTTCGCAATCTGCCTGTTTAATTTTTTCACCAGCAGCTTTTCTTTGTTCAAAAATTTGCTGTCCTAGCCTTTTAGCACGATTTCTTTTGGCTTCAGCTATAGTTCTGATGTTAATTTTATCTATATTTGGAAGAATAATATCATATTGATTATATTCTTGTTTTATAAAAGAGCAAAATGTGCTTTTGCTTTTGTGTATTTCGTCTAATAAATCTTTGTTGTTGAGGTAGTTAACTTTAGTCATAGAGGTCCTTTGTACATATTATAAACTATGCAGTTTATAATGTCAACTAAATAATTGATAGGAGTTTCAATATGGGATTATTTGATCAAGCAGGTAGTGTATTTAACACTGTTGCATCGTCTGCTACAAGTTTAGGAAGTCAAATCCTTCCTGGGCTAGGAACTGCTGCCAAATTAGCCGGTGCTTTAAATAGTTTAGGTAATCCTGCTAATTTAGTATCAAAAATTAGAAGTATGAGCTTGCCTAAAGGAGCGAACCCTAATTATAAAGTTGGTGCTGCCCAGTGTTCTATTCAAGGTGATGATAGTGATTGGCGAGTGAGATTAAGTATTCCTCAAGTGGACCAGTTTACAAGTAGTCCTGTTTTAAAACCGTTAATAGATGCAGGCGGTTTAATTTTTCCTTTTACGCCTACCATTCAGTTGACAGGTAATGCAACTTATGAAGGGACTCCGATTACGCATAATAATTATAGTTATTTTAATTATGTCAATAGTGCAGCTAGCAGTATAACTATCTCTGGGCCTTTTAATGTAGAAGATGCTATTCAAGGAGAATATTGGTTAGCAGCAGTTCATTATTTACGAAGTATCACTAAAATGTTTACTGGCGAAAGTGATAATTCAGGTAATCCTCCTCCCATGGTATATTTGAATGGGTATGGTGATTATGTTTTAAAAAATATTCCTGTAGTTATTACTGGATTTACAGTAGAGCTTCCACAAGATGTAGCTTATATTGGTGTTACAGTAGGCAAAGGTATACCTACCACAGGTTTTAGCAGTGCGTTGGGCTCTGGAGGAAGAAGTATAGAAGCGGCTAGTGCAATGTCTGGAGTATTAGGCGGTGTTGCGGGATTTTTAGGTAATAGTAAAATAGCAAATACATTGTCTTCTGCCTCAGGTTTATTAAATGCAGCAAATAGTTTTTCTGGAGGTGCTAGTTATGCAAATATGGGAAGTAAATCTCATGTGCCAGTTAAGAGTACTATCAGTATAACTTGCCAACCTGTATGGAGTAGACAAAAAGTCCGTAAATTTAACCTTGATGATTTTGTTCAAGGCAAGTATGTAAATGACAGGCCAGGGTTCTTATAATGCCTAAAGCAGTTTATAAGGACGTTAGTCCCTGGAAAATGACGCCTATTAATAATAATTATTTAGGTTATTTTAAAATTAGACCTTTAATTGTTGAAAGTGATGATATTTTGTACTCTATCGAACCTCAGTATACATATAGACCGGACTTATTAGCTTATGATTTATATGGCGAAGCAAAGCTTTGGTGGGTTTTCACGCAGAGAAACTTAGATGTCTTAAGCGATCCGATATTTGACTTTGTACCAGGAGTAAAGATTTTTCTGCCAAAGATACAAAATATAAAATCTAGTTTGGGATTATAATGGACTATCCAAATTTAGGAGATGTGGCTACCTCTACAGGTAACACAAATAGAAATGTTTTACAAAACATAAGCCAAGTTACAGGGGGACTTAGCAATGTAAGCAATAGTTTGCCAATAAAGGAATTTAGTAGAATAGGGCTTACAAATTTAGGTAATGTTAACCCAGTAAGTAAAATTCCAGAATTACCCACTACAAGTGAAGGTCAAAATTTTATTGATGTAAGTGGATCAAATGATGAAAACATTCCTAGAGTTGATGTAAGTGGTACAAATAATCCTCCTGCTCCTAAAGGAATATTACCTAATGAATTATTTGAATATAGTATTTGCAATTACCATTTTACTTTAAGTGTTTTAAGCAAAGTCGAATATAATGATAACACGTATATAGATAATACTAGAGTCGGAGCTGTTATTTTAGCTAGTTCAGGCGCTGCAAAGGAAGAAGATTTAGTCACAACAAAAGCTGGAAAGTTAGATTTTTATTTAGATAATTTAAAAATTTCTGGAATGGCAGGATTAAATGAGAATACAGGAAACACTAATGCCCTTAGTATAAGTTTTAGAGTTTTTGAACCTTATAGTATGGGATTATTTTTTCAATCATTACAAACAGCAGCATTTGGACAAGGGTATTTAAATTATGCAGATACTCCTATGCTTTTAACAATTAAATTTACCGGGCATTATGACCCTGACAATATGATGATTGAATCTAGGATTTCGAAAAAATTTCTACCCTTAAAGATTCGCGAAATTAATATGACTGTTGACAAAAAAGGTTGTTTTTATGATGTTGAAGCATATCCATTTAATGAAGGCGGATTTAGCGATACATATAATTCAATGAAAACTGACACACAAATAATTGTTGACGATAATGCTCCTAAAAATGTAGAACAATTATTAAGGAAAAGTGAAAAAAGTTTAAAACACGTTGTTAATCAATATTATAAAAATCGTGTAAAAAAGAAAGATGTTGTGTATTTTGATGAAATAGATATTGTGTTTCCTGATGAATCAAGGGATGATGAATCAGTTAACAGATTAGGTTTAGCAGGATTAGGTTTTAATAATTATAATAAAGGTGAAACTGGATTTGCAGAAGATAACTTTGTTTATGAGGATGGAGTTTATAAAAGAGGTAAGATGAAAGTCAATTCAAATAATGGTTTGTATACTTTCGATCAAGGACAACTTATTACTGATATCATAACACAAGTGTTATTAACAAGCGATTATGTAAAATGGGCTCTTAAAAAGGAAAATTGGACTGCTCAAGGGCAAATTAGGTGGTGGAGGATTGATGTAAAAACTTATTTTAAAGGTAAAGAAGATCCTATTACCGGATATGCACCAAAGAAAATTGTATATAGGGTCGAAGAATATCTTGTTGATGCTGCTAAGATTTCTAATGCAAACAGTAAAAATCCAGGATTAGAGAATAAATGGAATGAAGTAGTTAAAAAATATTATTACAATTACACTGGTCAGAACTTAGATGTTATTGATCTAAGATTAGAATTTAAAAATGGATTTTACCGAGCTTTAACAGCAGATATGGGTAAAAATTCGGCAGGGCAGCAAGGGGTAGCTTCAGCTACGGGAGGTTCTAATTCTGAGCAAGTAGGAGAACCAGATGATCCTGCACAAAGAGGATCTAGCCCAGACAGTCATTTTGCTCCGGATACCATAAAGCCGGTTTTAACTAAAACTAAAACTGCTAATCAAGGTGGAGCTTTTCAAGCAGATGATCCTGCGACATTAGCTGCAAGGCAGTTTCAAGATTTAGCGACTACTGGATATGATATGTTAAATCTTACTATGAATATATTAGGAGATCCATTTTATATTACTAGCAGCGGAACGGGTAATTATAGATCAGGCTTTACTGATAGACAAAATGTCAATCAAGATGAAGAAATGAATTACGAAAATGGTGAAGTTTACGTCGCAGTATTTTTTAGAAACCCAGTTGATCAAACACCAAGCTGGGATATAAAAGAATTTAATTCTCTTTATGACTTTGGAAACGAAGAAGTTCAATTTCAATTTAGCGGATTGTTCAGAGTTTTACAAATTGTTAGTAATTTTTCACGAGGTAAGTTTACTCAAGAACTAACATTAGTGAGAGTTCCTAATCAAGATAATCCTAATATACCCGAAGCTAAGAATGTTACTCCTAATAATCCTACTCCTAATAGTGATGACACAGGTGTAGAACAACTTAGTGAGCTTGAAGAAGCTGATAATGCAGAATTTACAGGACTAGGAAGTTCAGACGTGGAATGGACTGAAAGTTTAGAACCAACTTATGAGCAGGAAACTTATGCTCAAGAACTTAAAGATACAGATATATGAGTGAAGAATTTAGACCGTCGCCGAATACCAGCACAAAGGATGGAACTCCTTGTCTAGCTAAGGTTATTAGTGTTGTTGATCAAACTTATAATGGCGTTTTAGAAGTGCAATTATTAAGAGAAGTTGGCGGGGATGAAAGCGCCAGCGCACAGATTAGAACAGTAAAATATCTTAGTCCTTTTTATGGGGTTACTAGTTATGATTATGTAGGACAAGATCCTGATACTCACGACGAAACACAAAAGAGTTATGGATTTTGGATGGTACCGCCTGATGTTGGAAGTTATGTTGTTTGTATTTTCTTAAATGGGGATGAAAAGAAGGGTTATTGGATTGGATGTCCGCTAATGAATGAGAATATGAATTTCAGCACTCCGGGCTTTGCATCTACAGAATATATAACTCAAGATAGCAGAAATACTGATACAGAAAAGACAAGAGTTCCTGGTACAGAGTATAATAAAAAAATACATGAAGGAAATGAAGATGGTACTAAAAAATTAAAACCAGAGCATCCTTTTGCAAAAGTTTTAGAAAACCAAGGTTTATTAAAGGATGATGTAAGAGGAATTACTTCAAGCAGTGCCAGAAGAGATATTCCTAGTATGGTTTTTGGGATAAGCACTCCAGGCCCAACAGACAAGCAGGGTAAAACAGGTAAAGTAGGAAAGCTTGAATCTAAGATTAATAATGCATTTGTAAGTCGTTTGGGCGGAAGTAGTTTTGTAATGGATGACGGCGACGATAAATGGGAAAGGGCTGTGCATCCTTCAGAAGGTCCACCCGATTATAAAAATGTTGAAGAAAATGAATCAGGATTGCGTGATAGGCCACACAACGAATTGATTAGGTTAAGAACTAGGACTGGACATCAGATACTGATGCATAACAGCGAAGATTTAATTTATATTTGTAACAGTAGAGGAACAGCTTGGGTAGAATTGACCAGTGATGGAAAGATTGATGTTTTCGCTGAAGATAGCATTAACATTAGAACCAAGCAAGATTTTAATTTTTTATGTGATCGAGATTTTAATTTAGAAGTTATGCAAAATTTTAATATCAAAGTCCACGGAGAAATGCACACTCATGTTATTAAGGATCAGGTTTTAATTGTTGATAGAGATCAAAAAATTCATATCAAAGCTAGAAAAGATGAAACAATTGATGAAGAATATCGTCAGACTGTAAATGATCATGTTAAAAAATATTATGCTACTGATTATACGCATAATGTTGATGGAAGATTAGATTGGCGAGTAGCCAAAGGTGTAAGTTTTACTGGAGGATTAGGAGCAGCTGGGGTTAAGTTTGCTCCTTTTAAACCAAGGGTAGATGATCCAGCAGATCCAGTGGCTAGTGATCCAGATACAACTACGCCAGTAGAAGATGTAAATGGTGAAACTCCTGACAGGATAGATGTTATTATTAATAAGGATATGCGTATTTGGCACATAAATGGGCACAACGTGGACCATCATATTACAGGATATGTTAAAACAAAAGTAGACGGTGATTATGATTTAAAAACAGAAAGCACATATGAGCACACTAATCAAGGCGGTATGGACATTAGGGTTGAAGGCGGACATTATCAGCTGTTCAGTCAAAGCGAAATGAATATTCATACAAACAGCACTCTTAAGGTTCATTCTGATAGCAACATGGACGTTCATACTTCTGCTGATTATACATTATACTCTGGTTCTAACATGGATATGAAAGCCGGAGGCCATGTTTATACAACTAGTGGTGGCACTAATGAAACAAAAGCTGGAGGTAATATAATTGAAACTGCTCCACAAATTCATATGAACGGTCCTGGAGCAGCAACCGCAGCTACAGCTGCCGAAGCTCCTGAGGCTACTCCAGCAGAGCCTCCAGAGCATCCTGAAGAAGCTAGGATTAGTGCTAAAAGTACAATTTTTTGCACATTAAAAACTATTAATATGCCAGATATACCTAGTCAAGATGACTGGCAAGGACTTACATCCAAGTCGATAATTATGCGTCGTATGCCAACTCCGGAGCCGTATCCGCATCACGAAAATCTTGATCCTGAATTAGTAAAGCCTGGTCCAACACAGCGAGATCATTTTGATCCTAGAGGAACTTCGGTGCCTTTACGATATAAAGATGTAGACAGTAAAGAAGTTGCCACCCATTGGAGAAAGTATACTACAACAATTGATACGTTTCAAAGAAATCCACCAGTAGAAGATAATACAGAAGACGAAGGGAGTTGGGGATAATGACAGCCAGTAGTAGACTATATGATAAGGTAGTATTAACTAAAGCAAATACTAAATCTGTACCAGGTACAAAGACTTATCGTGGATTTAGCACAGTATCCACTGACGGAAATAGCTTTAGCCTTTATGATTTACAGTTAATTAAGCAAGATTTGATTAATAACTTTCATATTAGAATGGGCGAGAGATTAGAGCAACCTGAATTTGGAACAATAATTTGGGACGTAATTTTTGAGCCATTGACTGATGATTTAAAAATAGCAATTGTTCGTAATGTAGAGCAAATTATTAATTTTGACCCTAGAACTAAAGCAGAGCAGGTAATTGTAACTACCTATGAATCAGGTATACAGATTGAATGTGTCTTAACTTACTATCCGTATAATATTCAAGAGTCATTACAGCTTAAATTTGATCAAGAAAACGGTATTGCTATAGGTTAAATGCGTAGTTTTTAACTAAAATAAATATATAAAACTGGAACAAAAATGTCAATAACTGATAGACAAAATCGATTATTAGTTGCCGAGGATTGGCGTAGGATATATCAGAGTTTTCGCAACGCAGATTTTCAAAGCTATGACTTTGAAAATCTTCGTCGGGTAATGATAAGTTATATTAGGGAAAATTACCCTGAAGATTTCAATGACTATATTGAAAGTAGCGAATATCTTGCCTTAATAGATTTAATTGCTTTTTTAGGGCAAAGTATCGCCTATCGTATTGATCTTAACAGTAGGGACAATTTTTTAGAATTAGCTGAACGAAGAGAAAGTGTTTTACGATTAGCAAGGCTTCTTAGTTATAATGCTAAAAGAAATATTGCAGCCAGCGGATTATTAAAAATTTCAAGTGTTCAAACAACGCAAAATGTACTAGATAGTAACGGCAGAAATTTAGCAGGGCAGGTAATTACCTGGAACGATCCTAGCAATGTAAACTGGTATGATCAATTTATAAAAATATTAAATGCAAGTTTACCTGCAACAAAGCAAATAGGAAATCCAGAAGATAAAAAGACTATCTATGGAATCCCCACAGAGCAATATAGATTTCAAAGTAATAACTTAGACGTACCAATTTATAGTTTCGATAAAAATATTGATGGTAGAAATCTTAGTTTTGAAATTGTTAGTTCTACCTTTAAGTCAACAGATGAGATATACGAAGAGCCGCCCAATCGCGGTAATCGTTTGGCATTTTTATATAGAAATGATGGTAAAGGTAATTCTAGTTCTAATACTGGATTTTATATGCTGTTCAAACAAGGGCAGTTAAGTCAAGGGGTATTTAATTTTACACAGCCAGCTCCTAATCAAACTTTAGATATCGATGCAAATAATATTAATAATGATGATATATGGTTATATCGTTTAAACGCAAAAGGGTTCGAGGATGAATATTGGCAAAAATTGAGTTCTTTGGAAGGAAACAATGTAATATACAATAGCCTAGAAAAGTCTATTAGGAATTTTTATGCTGTAGTTACCCGTGTTAACGATAAAGTCACATTACAATTTAGTGACGGAGTATTTGGCAATTTACCATTAGGATCATTTAGAGTTTATTATAGAACAAGTGAAGGAGTAAATTTTACTATTAATCCTAGAGATATGCGTAATATCAGTATAGAAGTTCCTTATATTAGTAATTTTAATCAACCCGAAACTATTTTAATTACTTTAAGTTTAGTAAGCAGTGTCAATAATAGTAGCCCTGCGGAGTCTAGTGCAAATATTAAACAAAGAGCACCTGCTACCTATTATACTCAAAATAGAATGATCACAGCAGAAGATTATAGCCTAAGTCCATTTAGTGTTAGTCAGCAGGTAGCAAAAGTTAAAGCTGTCAATAGATCTAGTAGTGGAATTAGCAGATATTTTGATTTAGTCGATCCTACTGGGAAATATAGTAAAACTAATCTATTTGCAGATGATGGAATAATCTTTAAAGAAGAATATATTGATAGTTTTCAATTTAAATTTGATACTAAAACTGATATCGAATCTATAATTTATAATCAATTATATGAGTATATGTCAAAGACAAGTCTTAGAGATTATTACTATGACAAATTTACAAAAATAATTCCTACCGATACATATTGGGTAAGTGTAACAGAAGAAACTAACTTATCTACAGGATACTTTAAAAGCAGCTTTTCTGCTACAGCTTTAAAGGTAGGAGTTTATACCAGTAGTAGTTTAAAGGCAGTATTACCAGGAAGTTTACTAAAATTTAAAGCACCAGGAAACTATTATTATAACACATTAAATAATAATTCTTTAACTTTAAATTCAAATCAATTTGGTGTTGCAAAATATATTTTCACAAAAGTTATTAGTGTATCTGGAGACGGAACACAAGGTGGAGAAGGTATTTTAATTACAGGTTTAGGAACCATTAAATTTAATGACATTATTCCAGATGGATCAGAATTAGTAAGAATCGTCTCCCCTTTTAAAGTTACAATGAACAAAAATGTTATAAGTTCAATGATTGAGCTTATTAATTCTCATAAGCCATTTGGTTTGAGATATGACGCTACAACAAGTTCTTGGGCTATTATATATGAAGTCAATCTAAATTTAACAGATAGCTTTAGCCTTGCACAAGCTGGATATAATACTAATGAAAAGGCAGATAGTAGTTGGATGGTAAGTTTTGTATCAAATTCAGAGTATTATACGGTTAGTTTTAGATTTTTAAGATATATTTTTGAAAGTGATAAACAAATCAGATTTTACTATGATTCAAGTGATAAGATTTATGATACTCGAACCAACACTGTAGAAAAAGATAAAATTAGATTACTTAGTATTAATACAGATAACACAAGTTTAAGTCCGTTTACTGTAGATTTAGATTTAGAAATAGTTGAAGAATATAAAGGATTAGATGGTTACTTAGATACAAAAAAAATACAAATTAGTTTTGCAGATTCGGATGATGACGGAATAGTAGATAATCCAGATATTTTTGATTTGATAACTTCTACTGTATCTACTGATTTGCAGTCAAAATATATTGTTGAGCAATTATACACAATTGAAGATAATCAAGAAGATTACAAATACTTTAGTAATACAGATTTGAAAGTATTAGTAATGAATTCTGAAACAAGCTTAACAAATCTCTCAATTTATAATGACGGCCAGTATTTTTATTTCATAGATACAGATGTTGTAAAAAAGCTTAATAAAACTACATCTGAGCTTATTGTTAGTCTTGATTATAAATGTTATAAAGGTAGAAGTAGTATTAAATTTCAATATATTCATAATGCAGATTATGAAACAAGGATAGATCCGGGAATTACTAATATTATTGATATTTTTATTTTAACAAAACAATATGATAAAGAATTTAGAGAATATTTAGACGGAACACGGAGTATAATGCCATTACCTCCTAGCACGGATGCATTGTATCTAATGTTATCAAAAGATTTAAATTTAATTAAAACAATCAGTGATGAGATAATTTATCATCCAGCTAGATATAAAATTTTATTTGGGTCAGCTTCTAGCATTGACCTTCAAGCATCTTTTAAAGTGGTTAAAAATCCAGAAATTGTAATAAGTGATAATGATGTAAAATCCAAGGTGATAAGTGCTATAAATGAATTTTTTAATATAGATAATTGGGATTTCGGAGATAATTTTTATTTTACTGAGTTATCTACATTCGTTATGAATAGATTAGCAACAAGTATCGTAAATTTTTTAATTGTGCCTAAAAAGAGTAATTTAACTTTTGGCAGTTTAATCGAGATTAAAGCTGAAAAAGATCAGATTTTTGTAAGTGGTGCTACTATTGATGATATAGAAATTATTAGTGCTGTTACAGCAACGAGAATAAAATCTACAGGTACAATTAGTAGTTTGTCAACTTATTCTATACAACAAAATATAATTAGTTCATCAGGAAGTTAATAATGGCCGTAGATAAAGATCCTCCAGTTCCAGTGACAAATAATAATAAAAGAAGAACATCTGATCTTTTACCTCGATTTTATAGGACTGATGCAAATAAAAAGTTTTTAAATTCTACTTTAGATCAACTTACAAGTCCAGGTACAGTTAAAAAGATAAGTGGATATATTGGAAGGCAATACGCAAAAAGTGTAAAAACAGAAGATATATTTTTATCTGCAACTGACAAGTTAAGGCAAGATTATCAATTGGAGCCTGCTTTAGTTTACCAAGATGAGTTTGAAAATGTAAAATTTTTTAAGGATTACATTGATCATATTAATCAAATATCAGTGTTGAACGGAATAACAACTAATCACGAAAGAATTAATAAGCAAGAATTTTATAGTTGGAATCCTAATATAGACTGGGATAAGTTTGTAAACTTTCAACAATATTATTGGCTTCCTAATGGACCAGATCCAATAACTATTTCAGGACAGCAGTTAGCGATAGATAGTACCTATACTGTACAGTTAGAGGACCAAGGTGACAATTATGCTTACTTGTTCACTCCAGACGGTCTTACAAGAAATCCCACATTAATTTTATTTAGAGGGCAGACTTATAGATTTTCGATTACTAGTCCAAACAATCCGTTTAGTATTAAAAATTTGAGAACAGAGGGTCCTTTAGATTTATATACAAATAATACTAACATTGTTAGTGATTCTTCAGTAGAATCAGGGGATATTGTTTTTAATGTTCCTTTTGATGCCCCTGATGAATTATACTATCTAAGTGAAAAAGATGCCAATGCTGGGGGTATAATTTTAATTAAGGACATAGAGGAAAATACTTTTTTAGATGTAGAAAAGGATATTGTTGGGAAAAAGACTTATACATTGCCTAATGGTTTAAGTTTAAGTAACGGAATGAAATTAGATTTTATTGGTAACACTAGTCCCGAATTTTATAAAAATAGTTTTTGGATAGTAGAGGGCGTAGGAGAAGCAATAAAGCTTATTGATATCAAGCAGTTAGAGATCTTATCTACTTTTACTGAAGAACAGGCATTGTTATTTGATAATGATCCTTTTGATAAAGTTCCATTTAGCTCTATTACTAATTACCCTAAAAGTAAAGATTATCTTGTCATTAATAGATGTAGTAAAGATAAGAATGCTTGGAGTAGGACTAATCGTTGGTTTCATCAAGATGTTATTAAGGCAACAGCAGAGTACAGAGGGTCAAACTTAGAGTTAGATCAATTTGCACGAGCTATTAGGCCTATAATTGAGTTTAATGCCGATCTAAAACTTTATAATTTCGGTCACTGTGCTAAGGCAAATGTAGATTTGATTGATAATACCACTACAGATGTTTTTTCTACGATTGTGGGAACTTTAGGATATAATATTGATGGTATTGATCTAGTAGATGGTATGAGGGTGTTATTTACAGCTGACCCTGATCGTTTAGTAAATGGAAGAATCTTTCGAGTAGAATTTGTCGAGATAACAGTTCCAGGCAGAATGATTAATTTCAATGCTAATGCTCCTTCAGATTCTACCGGTAGCGTTAACATTATAACAGATACTATTAAATGTGAATTAGACCACGGTTTAATAAATGGTGATCGAGTTATCTATCTAAGTAATAATAATATTCAATTGCAAGGACTTACTCATAGGCAAATTTATTTTGTGAAAGTTATAGATCCTAAAACTTTACAATTGTATACAGATAGCTTTTTATCAAATGTGGTTGATATATATGCCACCGGAGATGGAATTCACAGTTTAGAGGTCTTTTCAGGTTTTAGACGACAAATAAATCTTATAGAAACTGAAGATTCAATTCCTCAACTTAATGAAACTGTTTTAATAAATCAAGGTATAGTTGACGAAATTAAATTAAATGATGATAAAATTATTAATGGTAATCAAGGATTAATGTATTGGTATAATGGAAAATCTTGGTTATTAGGGCAAACTAAAACAGATATTAATCAAGCTCCATTATTCGATATATTTGACAGTTTAGGGAATAGTTACTCCGATGCAACAGTATATGATGGAACTAATTTTAAAGGAACTCCTTTATTTTCTTACAAACAAGGTACTGGGTCTAGTGACAGTGAACTAGGATTTGCATTAAGTTATAGAAATATTAATAATGTTGGAGAT